CAAATATGGCTATTCAACTTGTTAACATCGGTGCATTACCCAATGATGGAGATGGCGATCCCTTACGTGTAGCGTTCGGTAAGATCAATAACAACTTCATATTAATGCAACAAACTGCTACTAATATCACTAGTGCGGTAAGTACTGGCCTAGATCCTGACCAAGTAGTATTTGAATATCCATCAGATGAATTCACGCAAGCATTGATACAGATACAAAGTTACCGTGAAGATAATGATGATACGCAAAACGCTTTGATAGGTGCATCTATTCATAGCATGGGAGATGCCGTATCATTCACTACTTATGGTATCACCAACACCGGAGATTGGTTGACTAGATACAACATGGATGTATCAGGTGGTAATGTACGACTATTGGTAACTCCATTACAAGATCAAGTCATACAACACTTCATTGCATATCAAGTTACATTTGCAGGCGATCTAGGGTTAGGTGTAGGCATGATATCAGAAGGTGGTGCAGAATTAGTGACTGAATCAGGCAACGTATTCATCACCACAGAAAATTAAAAATTAAAATGCGCGCCAAAGAATTTTTAACAGAGCAACAGATGGATGAGGTCCACGATTTGATGGATGTTGCGCGTTTGAGCCTGCCAAACACGTTTAAGATGAATCAATTAAAAAATAATGATTTCTATCCTATCTATAGATTTGGCGTAGCGATAGCAGATGTACGCGGCAGTCAAGCAGATGAGAATCCTGCTAACAAAGGACTAAATCCATACAAGCCAAACTTCCATGCTGAAAGCAGTTGGGGCGAAAATCAAATTGTAAGCGGTTACGATCCTAACTTGAAAAATGTTGTACAGAAGGCATTACAAAAAGTAGGCAAACCGGGTATCACTACAGTAAGCACACCCGGTAGCGATGAGATGGGTGATACTTCCACAGTTAGTCCTATCAAGGCATTCAAAGGTTATAAGTGATGCGAGCGATAGAATTTCTCATTGAAAGAACTGCTGAAAATGGTTCTCATGGAAAAAAGAAAGGAAAATTACACCACCGCCACAAATCAACTATGGGCATGATTCATAAAGTAGCAGGTACTGCCGATAGAACTTATGATTTAAATCGTGCTATGATGGCTGTGGCTAGTAGCAATGGTAAAGAATTTTCACATGATCCTACTGGAGAAAGTTGGATAGGTAGAAGCAATATGGCTGCTCCTTATACACAATTAGAACATGATATGCTACACCACGCATATGGTGCTATAGGTACACCTATAGAATCTGCGGTGGACGATGATCGTAAAGAACCTCACGACACACACAAAGTAAGTCCGGTTACCGGATTCAAGGGTTATAAATAAAAATATTTCGACCACCCCTGTTGAGACTAAGTAATTCTAAACTATAGGACTCAACATGCAAAATTTAATCGATATTAATCAGACACTTGATCTTGTCAAATTGAAACTCTACAATGAGTGGCTATATACTGCCCATATTTACGATGAGGGCGATAGCAACATGCATCAAGGTTTGACTACTAAGGTAGTTGAAAAGTACATCGATCCTTTGAATCTACCAAAAGATGCTAAGATACTAGATGTAGGATGCGGCCCGGGCTATTTCTTAGACGAGATGAAGAAGAGAGGATATACCGATCTTACTGGCATCACATTGAGTCCAGGTGATATAAAGATTTGCGAAGACAAGGGTCATACTATCAAGAAATATGACTTGAGTTTCTTCCCGCAAAAAGACGGATACTATGATGAAAGCGTAAACTTTATTTTCTTACGCCAAGCATTAGAACATAGCCCATATCCTATCTTTAGTTTGATGGAATATAACCGAGTATTGAAACAAGGTTCATATATCTATATTGAAGTTCCTGCACCCGATTGTGATCGCAAACATGAGTTCAATGCAAATCACTATAGCATTCTAGGTGAGACACAACTGCTTGCATTATTACAGCGTTGCGGCTTTTCAATAAAAGAGTTTCAAGCAATTGAGTTCGGAATCGGTATCCCCAACGTCACTAATGAAGATGGTACTTTGAAAGAATTCAAAGAGAAATATTATTGCGTAGTAGCAGTAAAAGATCGCCCATTAGATATCAAGTGACCGATAGGTTCTTCACTAAACATAAAAACTTTATAATAGTTGATGTGATGGGTATATCCTATCACATAAGCCTCACACATGATCTATATCGCATAGATCAATATGATCCTAAACTTGTGTGGTCTATACGAACCACACAAGTATTAAAAACAATATTGGATAACATAGATGATACCTATCATATCGTATTAGACGGTAGAGGCAACGCTAGATATTCGGCTAAATTATGTAGATTCATAAGCGATAATCTATACTGTGAGAATACTATATTAGCGAGCGTCAATCCAGAGTTTGAGATAGATGCAGGTCATGATAATTACAACACACTTGTAGATTATGCAGGAATGTGTGATTGGCAAAGATTTTACACAGAACTTACCTCACAGAATATTGATTTTAAATCAATCAAACTTGATTCAATATTATTGATGTTAGCAAATAGACCCAGCGAACTAAGAGCCGAATACATAAAGACATTTAAGGATATGTTGGGCGATAAATGTAAAGCGAGTTTTGGCTGTAGGGAAGATGAACTTTTAGACAGAACATCACATTATACGAAAATCATGCATCCTTACCCCTATCCTTTACTATTGGATGGGGTAGTATCAAGATCACCGTTAGAACAGCATAGAGTACCGGGCCATGAGTTATTTTCTAGCCTATTACAGGTTGTTTTAGAGACATTTGAGTTTGATGAAAAGTACGTGTTTATAACTGAAAAGACTTTTAAATGCTTTGCTTGGCATCAGATACCTATATTTGTATGCACTCCCGGACATGTAGCAAAAGTAAGAGAGTTAGGTTTTGATGTCTTTGATGATGTGTTTGACAATCACAAATATGATGATATAAAAAACGAGATTCATTATAAAATGAAAGTCATATCGTCTATCAAAGACTTTATCAAAAGATATCCAACTATAGAAGATTGCATGATTTTGCGTGAAAAACTGTGGTCTAGGCTAGTTAAAAACAATCAACATCTACAAAATCTAGTAGATAAGCATAAAAGTTATCAGATACTAGATCAGGTCTAATCCTCGTAAACCGATAAATACTATCATAATGAAATGAGAGTATTATGGCCTATCCAGAACCGGCAAATGTAAGTCCTTGGTATTTGCGTAACATCACGCAAGCCCTTGCCCTAGACGAAACTACGGGCAATGTCTATGTCCGTACCGATGCTAACATAAGTTTCGGTAATGCTAACATTACAGTGGGTAATGTCGGTATCACAAGTTTCGGTAACATACCGATCAATGGAAATACATTACCTGTCACAGTAACAGGCGGTAATGTCAATGCTGTTGTTACAGGTAATGTCACATCAACACTAAGTGGTAACCTCGCAGGTATCACAGGCAATGTCACTATCGTAGACGGTGGTAGCAGTATCACAGTAGATGGTACAGTAAACATAGGCACTATGCCTAATGTCAACGCTACTGTATCAGGAAATGTTGCTGTTACAGCATTGGGTAATGTTGATGTAACAGGGAACACACTACCAGTCAGCGGCAATGTCAATGCTAATGTCACAGGTAATGTCAGTATATCAGGCACAGCAAATGTAGCGATAACAGGAACTAATCTTGACGCATTCGGTCGTTTAAGAGTAAGTGAGCCCTATACATTATTTGACAGTCAAAACTTATATATTGACGGACAGCAGTTTAGTCAGATACTAACAGGTAGCGGTACAAGAACATATGTACAAAATGAAAGCAGTTTTAATCTAGCAGTTGGTACAGGTGCTACTGATAGCGTGATAGTACAAAGTAAAACAACGCAAGCATATCAGCCGGGTAAGAGTTTGTTAGTGATGAATACTTTTGCTATGGCAGCTGCCGCACCTAATCTAGTACAAAAAGTAGGATACTTTACTGAAAAGAATGGTGTATATTTTGAGCAAAGTGGTGCAGGAGATTTATATCTAGTAATCAGAAGTAGTACTACAGGTAGCCCAGTTGAAGAAAGAGTATTACAGTCTAGTTGGAACGGTGATTCACTTGTAGGACTTGATCCAACATTAGTGCAAATATTCTGGTGTGATATTGAATGGCTAGGCGTAGGTAGTGTTCGTTGCGGTTTCGTCATAGATGGGCAATTCATTCTATGCCATACATTCAATCATGCTAATACACCTGGCAATACAAAAGTCTATATGACTACTGCTACATTAAATCCACGCTACGAGATTTATAAGACTGGTGCAGGTACTGGTGGTACCATGAAACAGATTTGTAGCACAGTCATAAGTGAAGGTGGGTTCACACCAAGTACATCAATCGCATATGTAAGTAATGGGACTAATACTACAAGAGTTAGTGCGGCAAATACAGTTACATCATTGTGTTCAATACGATTGAATCCTGCATATCCAGATGCTGTGGTCGTACCTGCACAAATTGATTTGCTATTGATTGATGTTCGCTATGGACAGTTTGTGTTAGTTGAAAATGCAACTATAGCCAACGCAAGTTTTGCTAATGTTAGTGGTAGTGTAGTTCAAAGTGCTATACATACTGATACGATTACCGACGGTAATATACTATATGCCGGACTTACAAGCAGTCGTGATGCTATTGCTATAGCAGAAGATATTAAGAAACGATTACAGTTATGGCGTTATGCTAATGGCACGCCAAGCACACTTACACTCGCTGTAAGTTATACGCAAACTAACAGCGATTTACTATACAAATTTGGATGGGAAGAACTTACGAATTGATCTAACAGTTATGTAAAACTTACCAAATAATAATAAAAATAAGGTGAGGAAGATGAAGAAAATTTTGATAATATTACCATTCCTGTTATTAGCGGGATGTAAATTTCATTATAGATACCCATGTCAAGATCCTGCAAACTGGGATAAAGAATGGTGTAGCAACGATGTTTGCAAAGTAGACGGTACATGTACTGAAAAATTGATAGGATTCGCACCGAAACCTAATCAGAAAATCAGCCCGGAAGATTTGGCTAATACAGACGGGGATGAAAATCTAGTCGAACCCAAAAAAGACATAAGTACAGATAAGCCAATTGACTGTAAGGCTCCTGTTGTCGCTAAGGCTACTGTTGTCGTAGCAAAGAAGAAAGCAGAACCGGAAGTCAAGATAGAAAAATTTGTTGAAAAAGAAGAAAAGATAGAAGAAGCACAGCCGAAAGAATTGCCGTTAACTATGAATACTGTAGTAGAAACAAATGGGCATAATCAGGCTGTGAAAAATTAACATACGGTAGAGGACATTATGTTTGGACCAAGATATTCAGAATCAGAATTACAAGCACGAATGAAATTCATCATAGGCTTAACATTAGCCTTTTGTTTGGTTGGCATCGTGTTCGTTATTCTTTATAGCCTTATATTTGTGACGCAACCGATAGGTGGGCAAAGTCCCAATGATGCTGAGTTTTTCAAACTCATTACACCTATCGCTACATTCTTGACAGGTATATTATCAGGTATCATGCTAGGCAAGACTCCTGAAAATAAAGAAGAGCCTCCCCCACCTGAAGATGTAGATCATATTGCTTAAGGAATAAAACATGAACGGTTTAGAAGCATTACAAAATAAGATAGGTGTGACAGCAGATGGATCATTTGGTCCCGGTACATTAAAGGCTGCACTTAACTTCTTTAACATCTCACCGGAAAGAGCCGCACACTTCTTTGGCCAAACTAGTCATGAGACCGGTGGATTTAAGTTATTCACAGAAAATTTAAATTACGGCGCACCTGGTTTATTATCAACATTTAAAAAGTATTTTCCAGACCAAGAAACTGCTAACGAATATGCAAGACAACCTGAAAAGATCGCTAATCGTGTTTATGCGAATCGCATGGGCAACGGTGATGAAGACAGCGGCGATGGTTACAAGTATCGTGGTCGCGGGGCAATACAATTAACGGGTAAAGACAACTATCAAGCATTTGCAGACCATATAGGTAAGCCAGAGATCATGGATGATCCTGATCTAGTAAGTGATGAATATGCATTCGAAAGCGCATTATTTTTCTTTGAAAGAAATAACTTATGGTCTATATGCGATCAAGGAGTCAATGACAACACTATATTGCAATTGACTAAAAGAGTTAATGGTGGAACTAATGGCCTTGAAGATCGTGTAGAAAAGACAAAGAAATTTTATGGTTATTGCAAAGGTTCTACACCAGCACCATCTGCTGTTTCTTCAATAACATCAATGATCAAACAGGCTGTGACACAAACAGAGGAACCTGTTGATTTAGACGAACAATTAAGTGAGCATTTCGTGCTTAAAGATTTCGTTAAGAGCGAGACTGCTATACGTAAAGGAATCGACAATACACCTACTACAGATCATAAGATAGCATTGAAACATGTATGTGAAAAGATACTTGAGCCTGTATATGCACACTTCCAGCAAGATATACGCATCAATAGTTCATATCGCAGTCCTAAACTCAATGCCGCAGTCGGTGGTAGCAATAAATCACAACATTGCAACGGCGAAGCTGTAGATTTTGAGATTGACGGGTTACCTAATCCAGAACTAGCAAAATGGGTCAGCAAGAATTGTGACTTTGATCAATTGATACTAGAATTCTATAATCCAAAAGAAGGTCCTAACAGTGGTTGGGTACACGCTAGTTATACCGCTAAGGGTGTGAATCGTCATCAGATATTAACTGCCGTGATGGAAGGTGGTAAAACAGTTTACAAGCCGGGGTTCGTACTCTAAATACTGTATGGCTACAGCCGATACACTTATCAAAGACCCGTATACCAAGACGGTTTTTAAAACTGACAAAGAACTGCAAGATTTTATCGCTTGTTGTGATCCTGTTAATGGTTATCTATATTTCATGGATAACTTCTTTTATATACAACACCCTACTAAAGGTAGCATGTTGTATCATCCCTATGAATATCAAAAACGATTAATAGACACATATCATAATTATCGTTATAGCATCGCATTGATGCCTCGTCAGTCAGGTAAGACTACAAGTGCAGCCGGCTATCTATTGTGGTATGCTATGTTTGTACCTGATAGCACTATTCTTATTGCCGCACATAAGTATGCAGGTGCACAGGAAATCATGCAACGTATTCGTTATGCATACGAGAACTGCCCTATGCATATCAAAGCAGGTGTAGCGACATATAACAAGGGTAGTTTATTCTTTGATAATGGTAGCCGTATCGTATCAGCCACGACAACTGAAAATACTGGTCGTGGTATGTCTATCACATTGTTATATCTTGACGAGTTCGCATTCGTAAGACCAACAATCGCTGAACAGTTCTGGACATCTATCACACCTACTCTAGCAACTGGTGGTAAGGCTATCATTACAAGCACACCTAATAGTGACGAAGATCAATTCGCATTGATTTGGAAGGGTGCGAATAAGACTGAAGATGAGTTCGGTAATAAGACAGATGTAGGCAAGAACGGATTCAAGTCATATAGATCATATTGGAACGAACAGCCCGGTCGTGATGAGAAGTGGGCCGAAGAGATGAAGAATCAGTTAGGTCTTGATCGTTTCAATCGTGAGATAGGTTGCGAATTCATCATTGCCGATGAAACATTGATCAATCCTAATACATTAATCATGTTAGAAGGGCAAGAACCTATAGACCGCATGGGTCAAGTACGTTGGTACAAGAAGCCCACTAAGGGTAATATCTATGTAGTAGGTCTAGACCCAAGTCTTGGTACAGGAAGTGACCCTGCTGCCATACAGATTTTCGAAGCGAACACTACCACACAGATAGGTGAGTGGAAACATAATAAGACAGAGATACCGCAACAGATTAAACTACTTGCGGAAATCAACAAGTATATCGTAGATTGCACAAACGAACCCAATAACTTGTACTATAGTTTAGAGAACAATAGCATAGGCGAAGCCGCATTGATATCACTAAATGAGTTGGGAGAAACAAACGTTCCGGGCATATTCTTTAGCGAATATGGAAAGAAACGTAGGGGGTTCAACACTAGCCACAAAGTCAAATTGACGGCTTGCGCTA